ATGCCTGGATTGATGCTGGCTCTGAACGGCCTGGCTGATGGCAAGTACCGGAAGCCGGCCATGCAGGCGATTGGCGAGATTGTGCGGGCCGAGGCTGCACCTTACCCGCCGCTGACGATGGCAAACAGCCCGCTCAACCCGACCGGCCGCTGGTATCAGCGGGGCTACGGGCCTCGTTCGCGCACGGGCTGGGGCCGAGAGAGCTCGGAGCATCTGAACAAGAGCTGGTACGTCAGTGCCAGCGTCGATCAGGTGGAAGTGGGCAACAAGGCCAGTTACGGGATCTTCGTCCAGGGCGATGAACAGGCGGGCTTCCATGGAGAGCGGGGCTGGAAGGTGCTCTCTGTCGTCGCCCGAAATAAGCTCGATGAAGCCATCGAGATCATCTGGAAGTACGTCGAGAAGGTGTGGAACACATGAAGATCAGACTGAGAGACACTGGCGCAATCCGGGCTGTGCTCGACGGTGAGATCAAGCGCCTTGAGGTCCTGGCTGCCCCCTTCGGCGCGCCGGATCGTCTCGATCGGCTTCACCAGTACCTCGATGCCCGCACCGACTTCATGATCAACGTGGGCGATCGCCGGCCGACGCTCTACTTGCATGGCTACTCGCCGCAAAGCCGGGCGATTGAAAAGCCTGTTTCCCTGGGTGCTTCGGAGGTCAGTCGGATCGACGAACGCGGTGTGTGGATGATCACGCCCGATCTCTCGCAGCATCCCCTGGGCCTGCGCACCTGGCAGGCGGCGATGGAGGGGAACGCTGGTGCATCGACCGGCAGTGTAAACTATCTTGTGAGGCCCCCCGACAATCGGCCTGGACACGTAGATGTCTGGCCGATTGCGGAGCTCTCGATCTTCGACAAGGGACCGGGCCGTGTCCCAGTCAGCGATGATGCCATTGTCTTGCCCATGAGGGCATTCTTTTCACAGGTCGGTCTTGATCTTCCGACTGCGTTCGAGGCCGGTGAGGATAAGGACCAGGACGAGGCGGATCGACCTCCAATCCGAACGACAGGAGTGTTTGACATGGACGCTGAGATTTTGAAGGCAATCAACGACGGCATCTCTGCGGCTTTCGTGGCCCAGAACGTGGCCGTTGCTGCGGCCGAGACGGAGCGCGCTGCGATGCGTGCTTCGATCCTCGAAGAGCTGAAGAAGGATCCGGTGCAACGCCGGGCCGTCTTCAACGTCACTGAAGCTGACCCGACCAAGGGCCAGGACGCCGGCAAGCAAGAGACTTACGCCTACATGCGCGCGCTGGTCGAGGATGCGCGGCGTGTGGCCGACGGCGGGCTCCCGCTGCGATTCGCAAGTGCCAAGCGAGGGCTTGAGGAAAGCGAAGCGGCCGANCTCGGTGTGCTCGTCCCGGACGATCTCTATGCNGGGATCAGCGAAGAGCGAGGCAAGTACTCCCTNGTCCGCNGGTCNGGNATGCGCACGTTCACGACCGACAAGCTGACCTTCACCGTGCCAGTCGCCACAAGCATGGCGATCATCCCGACGGTTGCCGAGGAAGGCGCGTACGTCGAGAACGCCCGCGACCGTCGCCAAGACCGTGACCTGCTCAAGAAAGGCTCGCTCGTCACGGTGTCCGAGGAGTCACTGGAAGATATCCCGGTGCTTCAGCAATGGCTCACGAGCGAAGCCGGCAAGGCGCTGGCACTGGCCGAGAACAAGGTGCTCTATGACCTGCTCGCCTCCATCGATGGTGTTGAGATCGCCACGACCAAGGTGATTCTCGACAGTGAGGTCATGACGGCCTACTTCGCCCTGGCGCAGGAGTACCGTGATCGGGCTGTGTTCATCATGAACGACGCCACCTTGGCCTTCCTGCGCGCGATGCTCATTGCCACGCCTCGCGCGTATGGGGGTATCGGCTGGAACGATCTGGCTATGGGCGACACGCCCGGCGAGCGGTTCTTGGGCAAACCGGTGTTCACCAATGCCAACTGGACAAGCATCCAGACAACGACTCAGGACGACTTGAAGGTCATCGACTTCGTTGATCTGGGCGAGACCGTTGCCTGGGCTGATCGACGTGGCCTGAGCATCTTCGTCGATCCGTACACCGTGCGCGCGAGCGCGGGCCAGGTGCAATTCCTGCCGAGCGCCCGGTTCGCCGGTGTTGTGCTCCGGACGACCGCACTGAGCGGGATCGACGGACACGAGTAGAAGTTAGGCGGGGGAGGGGTCCTACTTCTCCTTCCCCTCCCCCGCCGGAGAACTGTCATGCAATACGCAGACCTGGCCGATCTCAGGCACTATGCTGGCTTCGACAGCGAAGAGGACGACGATGTTCTGATCGCTCTGCTAGCTGCCGCTGCCGAGCTGATCCACGGCGTCACGGATCGGGTGTTCAAAGTCGAGGCGGATAGTACCAGGACCTTTCGCCGGATCTGGGGAGAGGACGGCCCCTTTGCCGGGCGCATGCTGTACCTGCATCCGCATGAGCTGGCTGAGACGGCGACCAGTATCACGGGCAGCCCGACGGTCGTCTATCTGCCCGACAACGCTCCGCCTTACAGCCGGATCATGCTCGATGAGACCGACACGGTAGGTTGGACTTATCCGACCGTGATCGTGGGAAAGTGGGGCTATAGCATCTCCCCGCCGGGCACCATCGTTGAGGTCAACCTGCGCCTGGCGAAGTGGCTCTACGGCCTGCGGGAGACCACGACCGGAGATAGGCCATTGGTCACACCCGAGGGGATCTATCTCACCCCCAATAATCTGCCGGCTGACATCCTCGCCATGTTGCAGCCCTACCGCAAGCTGAGGGTTGCATGAGCGCCATTGCGGACATCTTTACTGCCGTCGGCGAGATGGTCGTCGGGACCACCAAGGTTCGTAATCTGGGCGAGATCAAACTCCAAGTGAGGCTCGCGGATGTGCCCATCCGAATGCTCTTGCCGAATCCGAAAAGCGAAGGCAATTTCGTTGCCATTGGGACAACGAGTAGCTTACGATGGGCACTCCGCGATCTCTGTCTGTGGGCTCCCCACCGCTCAAGGAACTGGCCTGCCACAGTACGCGGAGGAGATGGCCGAATACATCCGCCAATACGCCTTGGCCCTCAAGGCGCTCCGGGCACCAACATCGCAGAGCTACATCGCTTCGGTGAGCTATGCGATCGGGCCGATCACCTGGGGCGAAACGGAATTCTGGGCCGTGGACGTGAACCTGGAGATCGAGGAGGTCTTCTGATGGGACTGTTCAACGTAATCTCTGCCGTTCCTGTGCTCCAGATTGTCGGGGCCTACACCGCCGAGGACTGCGTAGGCGGACTTCTAACCTTCGCCAACGCGGCCAGCGCTTATGCTTCCGAGGGCGTGATCAAGCGAATCACCGTGATCGACGCCGACAAGGAGAAGGCTGCTGGCAAGCTGTACTTCTTCAACGCCGACCCTTCGTCTTCCGTCGATACGGATGCGGCCTCTTTCCTGCCGGCGGCCGCTGACTTGGTGAAGCTCATCGGTGCCCACGCTGTCGCCGCGGCGGACTTTGTGGACAGCACGTCGGACAGTGTGGCTGTTTACGAGACCGATTTGCCCTTCGTTCTGGCGGCCGGTGGGACGAGTCTCTTTGCCGTGTTCGTCTGTACCGGTACACCCACCTACACCGTGGCGACGGATCTGACGATCAAGCTCCTGATCGCCCGGGACTGAGAGGAATCCATGACCTACATTCCTGCGCTTGAGAAGATCCAAATCGGCGAGGAGGCGACCTACGGCGATGGGGCTGTAGCCACGATCCAACTTGCCGGGAAGACCTGTCGGATTGATCCGCATGTGGAAGCGGAACAGGTCATCGACAAGCGTGGGAACACCATGCCCGCGCATGTGGCGCTGGTCAAACGGCGCTGGTCGGAGGGGTTGATCTCGGGCTTCCTGGACTATGAGACCGCCCGGCTATGGCTCAACACCATGTTCACAGTGGATGCCTCTTCACCACACAGCTATCTGGCAGTTCTTGCCGGGCAGACACCGGGCAGTCTGTCGCTATACTATGGGCAGACCGGGTTGCTCTACAAGGTCGCTGGGGTCATCCCGAGCTCTCTGAGCATCAAAGGGGCCAGTGGGGAGCCGGTGACTTTCGAGTACAAGTTCTTCGGGCAAGCGGCCGATGCAGGCGCGTCCTTCGCCGGGCTGAGTGATCCTGCGCCAGTGTTCGTCATGGGGCATCACTGCAATCTCTACCTGGACCCTATCGCCGGACCGATCGGCACTACAGCTCTGACCGATCTGGCCTTTCGTTTCGAGGCCATGATGACCTGCAACCGGAAGCCGGTCTGGCATCTGGGAGATCAGGTGCCCGACTCCAATCGGCAAGGGAAGTGGGGTGGGAGCATGAAGCTGGTCGTTGAAGCTGATGCCACACGTCTAGGCTACATCAACGACATCCTCGATAACACAATTGCTCCAGAGGGCTACGCCGTGCGCATGCGCGCGACGGATGGCTCTAAGATCCTGGATATCAACTTCGCCGGGCAGGCGCTCACGCCGCCGCCCCTGATCTCGGATGAGGATGGGATCACAACCGTCGAGTTCGATCTGGCCCCGGTCTACTCCAGTGATGCCACGTTCCTGTCTTGCTGGGGTGCCACCCTGACGCTGCCATGATCGAGTGGGATTTGCCTGGGCCGAATACGCCGGGCTTTCTGCGCCGGCGCAGGGACCTGGGGGAGCTTTTGAACGCTGAGCTGAACCCGATGAACCTGGAGGCGGTGCATGAGTACCTCCTCCAGTTCGTCAAGCAGCCCGAGGAACGGCACGAGGCTCTCGAGGCTCTGCTCGATCTAAGCGGGGCAGAATATTCTAGAGTTGTCTTGAAGCTGCTCGGGGAGATCCCGCATATCCCTGACCCAAAAGGCGGGTCTTCCGGGCAGCTTTGAAATGGGGGGGCGCGTGCCCCCCGGAGCTGCTAACGATCCAGGTGGCCCAGGAGTTTCATGTCCTGCCGACTGACGTTGAGGAGAGAATGACCCCTTACTGGTGGGCGCTCTATCGGGTCTATCTGGAGGAGCTACAGCGTGGCTGACAAGATCCTGAGCATTGTCATCCGGGCGAAGGACGAAGCCACCAGGCGCTTCCAGGAGATGACCGGGGCATCAGATGGCCTTGTGGCCTCGGTAGGGGCCGCCTTGCCCGTGATCACAGCAGCCGGGGCAGCCTACGTTGGGTTGGTGAAGACGGGCGCTGACCTTGCGATGGCCTGGCAAGAGAACACCATCGCGGTAGGCGACTTTGCTGCCAAGATGGACATTAGCACCGAGGCAGCTTCCGCCCTTGTCGAGATGGCGGGCGATCTGGGACTCTCAACGGGAACGCTTGAAGTCGCCTTCCGCACAATGTCGAAGGAAGGAATTGAGCCGAGCATCGAGGGCCTGATCGAGGTCAAAGCGCGCCTCGAGGAGGCTGAAAGTCCGGCTGACAAGCTGGCTCTGGCGACCCAGCTCTTGGGCAGATCGGGTGCAGACCTCATCCCAGTCTTTGAGAACTTGACCGATACCCAGCTCCGTAACTACATCGACAGCATGCACGAAGGTCAGATCGTCACCGATGAGATGTACCAGGCCGCCCTCCGGCAACGAGACGCTCTCGATGGCGTGAAGGATCAGTGGGAAGGGATTAAGCTCCAGATT